AAACTAGGTGCAGACGTTGTAGTTCGTGGCAAAGATTTATCTGCGTCAATTCGTGATCGTTATGGTGATGACTTACTTACAGCTTTAGGGGCTGAAACTAAAACTGGTAAAGCCGCAGGTATTGCAGGTTTAGACTTTGCAGTCAACCTAGATCAAGGCATGGATCTTGCTCAGGCCACTGGAGAAGCGTTATATAGTTTCTTTGACAATGGCGGAAAGTTATCTGATTTAATTTCAGGTGAAGGACTATCTTTTAATTTACCAGAGGTAGACTTACCTGCTTTTAATATAACTAACCCATTCAAAAGCCTTTTCCCTGAAATTAATGTTGACTTACCAGATGGAATTGATTTATCAGGAATTGATTTAAAAGGTATTTGGGACAATCTTAAAGGCAAAATGCCAGACGGGATTGATTTTACTTTTACATCAGATCTTCTTAATTTTGGTTTTGAAGTCCCGCAATTATTTGAAATGGGCTTTGAAATGGAAGATTTCGATTGGCCTGCCATTAATGTTGGTGATTTGTCATTAGGTGATTTTACAAAGTTTAATATTTCTTTACCAGACATCGAAGGCTTTGGTATTAACTTAACAGATTTAAATATTGACATTCCAGAAATTGAATTTCAATTAGCTTTGTTAGGTGAACGTATTCCGGGTGAAAGAGTTGTAGGAGATGAAATAGTACAGTCTTTGTCTTCTGAATTTGATTTCTTACCAGAAGATGAATTAACATTTTCTCGTCAAGTATTAGAGCGAACTGTTTAATTTTATTGAAAAACGTGGTATAATATAGTTATGACCTATTTAAATTTAGTAAACGCAGTTCTGCGAAAACTCCGTGAAGAAGAAGTTACCACTGTTGATGAGTCAGATTACTCAAAACTGATCGGTGATTTTGTCAACGATGCAAAACGTCTAGTAGAAGATACTTGGGACTGGACAGGCCTACGTTATACATATTCAATCACTACAACTATTGGTGATGGTTTATATTCATTAACAGATTTTGGTGTACGTTCTAAAGTATTGTATGTCCACAATGAAACACGTAATAGTAAGGTTCTTCAAGAATCACTACAACGCATTCGTCAGTTAAATTTAGACAGCAACTCAGCTACAGGGCCGGTGGCTTACTACGCAATTGATGGTCTTGATGGTAATGGTGATGCACAGATTCGTTTTTATAGAACACCAGATTCTGTAGAAACATTTAGCGTCTACACTGTAAAGCGTACAGCAGATTTAAGTTCTGACTCAGATTCTATTTTAGTACCTTCATCGCCTATTATTCAATGGGCATACTCTTATGCATTGCGTGAGCGTGGTGAAACAGGAGGTCAATCAGCATCAGAACAGGCTGTTTTTGCTAATCAAGAACTATCTAATGCGGTAGCTTTTGATGCAGGTTTAAGCCCTGATGAGACAATCTGGACAACATCGTAATGGCTAAAGAGCTACAAAGCATTGCAATTCAGGCTCCGGGTTTTTACGGGTTAAATACTCAAGATTCTCCTACTTCATTGCCTGAACAGTTTGCATTGGTTGCTGAGAACTGTGTTATTGACCAATTTGGACGTATCGGTGCTCGTAAGGGCTGGGCATACCAAACAACCACTGGTGGAGACTCTTTAGTCTCTATCGGTGAATTTATTAAGTCTGATGGTACAACAGAAATTATTTCTAGCAGTGCTACAGCAATATACAAAGGTACTACAACACTCACAGACATTACCCCTGCATCGCACACGGTGTCAGATGGTCTATACGATCATGCTACTTTAAACGGAGTACATTTTTTATTTCGTGAAGGGTCTGATCCTATTTACTATGATGGGACTACTTGTGATGAAGTTAGCGCACACATCGATTACAGCGGTACAGTACCTGCTGGTAATATTGTGCAGTCTGGATTTGGTAGACTCTGGGTTGCCAAAACGTCAGCCAATAATTCAACAGTATATTGGTCAGACCTCCTCACTGGCTTTAAGTGGGATACAGGTTCGTCAGGTTCTATAGATGTATCTAAGGTATGGCCTGACGGCTCTGATGAGATTACTGCATTAGCCGTACACAACGGTATTCTAGCAATCTTTGGTAAACGTCAGATTTTATTATATTCTGGGGCAGATGACCCGGCAACAATGAAGATAGCTGATACTGTGGTAGGTATCGGTTGTATTGCTAGAGATTCAATTCAGGTTACTGGGACAGACTTAATATTTTTATCAGACTCTGGTGTTCGTAGTCTTAAACGTACCATTCAAGAAAAATCAGCTCCGATGACTGATATCAGTAAGAATGTACGTACAGAATTGACAACATATCTTTTGGCAGAGTCTCAAAATATTTTTTCTGTGTACTCTCCTGAAGAGGCTTTTTATTTATTACATTTGCCTACAACAAATATTACATACTGTTTTGATATGCGTACACCTCTACAGGATGGAGCACATCGAGCAACACAGTGGGATAGTATTCAGCCACAAGCATTTTGTAGAACCCGTGATGGTGATTTGTTACTTGGTAAGACTTTAGGCATTGCAAAGTACACAGGATACGACGATAACGGTTCAGCTTACCAGATGGCATACTTCACTAACTATATTGACTTTGGTGCTCCATCAAATCTAAAGCTACTTAAGAATTTAAAGATTACGGTTATTGGCGGTAGCGCAACAGACATTGTACTTAACTGGGGTTATGATTATTCTTATAACTATAAGAAGAAAAGATTTACACTCTCTACTCAAGTCATTGCAGAGTATAACATTGCAGAATACAACATCGGTGAGTTTAATGCCGGTGTTTTAGTAAACCGTCCAAATGTAAACGCAAGTGGAGGCGGTCAAGTTGTTCAGCTTGGTATTGAAGCAGAGGTCAATGGTGCTCAAGTTTCAATTCAGAGGCTGACGGCTCAAGCAACAATAGGAAGGACTATCTAATGTCAAACTATACTAAGACAACTAACTTTACAGTCAAGGATTCTTTGGCATCTGGTAATCCTGCCAAGATTATCAAAGGTTCTGAAATTGATGATGAATACGACGCAATTGCAACTGCGGTAGCAACAAAGTCTGATACAGCATCACCTACATTTACAGGAACTGTGACAGCTCCAACAGTGACAGTTACAGGTACACTCACAGCAGGCACAATTGATGGTGGTACATACTAATGGCTGATATTGATTTAGCAGGATTGTTGGGTACTGCAGGTCAGGCGGCATCTGCGCTTTTACCTTACACTATGTCAGGGGAGCAGATTGATTATTTAAAATCTACAGGTGCTGATCTAGCGTCCCAAGCAACGACTTTAGGAGAAACAGCGGCTGAAGAGGCTCGATTCACTCCATTCACTGTGACAACTGGCACAGGAACTACAACGATTGGTGAAGGCGGTGCAATAACACAGGAATTAGCAGAGACTCCAGCGGCTATACAGTCTGGTTTAATGTCACAGGCTTTCGGCTCTATACCTAATATTCAAGTTTCTCCAGAACAATTATTTGCACAGCTCACTGAGATGCGTAGACCTGAAGAAGAGCGTCGTCGATTAGAGCTTGAGAATAGGCTTAGAGCACAGGGACGACTAGGCGTACAGACTGGTATGTTTGGGGGAACTCCAGAGGCTTTAGCATTGGAAAAGGCTATTCAGGAACAACAGTCTGCTGATATTTTAAGTTCGCTTACTCAAGCTGGGACACTAACCGGGCAGAATATTACAAATCTTCAGGGACTATTAGGTGCGGCGTATACACCAGAAACACAGGCTCTAGCGGCTCTTACACCAGCGGCACAGTTCTCTAACATTGCACAGTCTGCAGGTCTTGGTGCTTCTGAGGCTCTGTACAAAGGCGGTATTGCAGGTCTTGAATCTCAAGCGGCGGCATCGACTGCGGCGGCATCGCTGGAAGGCCAGCGTGTACGTGCATTGGCTGATGCATTGTCAGGCTTCTTTGGTGCTGAGGCCACAAAAGGAGCAACATCACCTTATCAGCAACTTTTAGCGGCTTTAGGTATTGGTGGTGATAGTTCTCTAACAGATACTATGGGATCGGTATAATGGCAGTAGCTCCTAAATCAATGATTCTTGATATGCTGAAAACCCCTCAGCAGGTCAGAGAAGAACAGCTTGCAAAGATGCGTCAACAGTCTGCGGCACAGGCCCAGTTGCTTGCACAGCCTGTAAGCGGTACAACAGCTCTGCCGGGTCTTTTGAGCCGTTTTGCGGCTGGTGAGGCAATGGAACAGCGTGTAGATCTTGATAAGGCCGCACGTAGAGCCACAGGAGCCCTTGGTAGCGCTGCAGGCATGCTAGGATACGCTAAAGCAGAAAGTGCTCTTAGAGACGCTCTCAAGACGCCTGAAGAGCGTTTAGCAGGTATTCGTCAGCAAGTGATGAAGGGTGTTGATGTATCAAACTCTAAAGAACTGATTGCGGCGGCAAAGCGTCTATCAGATGCTGGAGACACTCAAGGTGCATCCTCACTGCAACAACAAGCACAGCAGGTTGAAAAGGCCGCCGCTGACATTGCATTGACTCAGGCTCAGGTTCGTACAGAGGCCTCTAAAGAAGCCGCTAACATGGCTAGAGCAGGTTTAGACGCTGAAAAGATTCGTGATCGACTAGCAAAGCGTGGGTTAGAGATTGATAACCTTGAACTTGATGCAATTGTTAAGCAGGCACGTGCTGATAACTTAGAAGCTGATACCAAAAAGAAAGACTTTGAAGTTGAAAGACTGCAAAAGATTCTTCCGG